ATCATTTCAATAAGACAGGTAGTGATGAAGGTGGGTATATTCAAGTGATAGATCACGAAAATAATCATCAATCGGTTAAGATTACAACCAATGAGTTTTGTATATTTATAGATTTAATGTGTGATGGGCAGAATAAGTTTTTTCCTAAACTAAATGTTCATCATACGTTTTATTATTATGGAAATACTTTGCCGTGGGGGTATTATTGGAAAGATCTTGTAACGCTTTGTGAAGATTGTCATCGCCATTTACATGAGAAACAAGAAGTTCCTATTTATGATGTTGATATGCGTAAAATTAATGATGAGTTAGAAACGTGTGATCGTTGTAACGGAATTGGCTTTCTGCCACAATATAACCATGTGCAAAACGGGATATGTTTTAAGTGCCATGGAACAAGAAAAATATTTATGAAGTAATAGATGTATTTTAATATTGAGTAAGGTTGTTGGTTTATATCAGTGACCTTTTTTATGTTGTTGACTTGGGTGTATCTGAAAAGATGCACCCTTTTATATTTTGTGATGATGAGAAAAATGATTGTAACCGGCAGTGAAGGCTTCATAGGTAAAGCCCTCTGCCAAGAATTAGCGAAAAGAAATGTTGAAGTGATAGGTATCGATCGAAAGAACGGTACTGAAGCTTCAAAAGTATGTGAACTTCTAAAGTACGGTGATATCGACTGTGTATTTCACCTGGCAGCACAAACAAGTGTATTCAATGGAAATCTGGAACAGATCCGGAAAGATAATATTGATACCTTTATGTGCATAGCCGATGCATGTAACCAATACCATGTAAAATTAGTATATGCCAGTTCATCGACCGCGAACCCGGAGAACACAACAAGTCTCTATGGTATAAGTAAGTACTTTGATGAACAGTATGCATCTATCTATTGTAAGGCTGCGACCGGGTGTCGGCTGCATAATGTATATGGACCTAATCCGCGAAAAAGAACTCTTCTCTGGTTCCTGATAGAAAAGGAAAACGTGTCTTTATACAATTGTGGTCAGAATATCCGGTGCTTCACTTACATAGATGATGTCGTCGAAGGGCTTATTTATGCGGTGGGCTGTAACCGGCAGCTTATCAATATTTGTAACGTCCAACCTGTGACTACTATGTATTTTGCTTCTTTAGTAAAATACTACAAACCGCTTGAAATTGAGCTAATTAATGAAAAACGGGATTTTGACAATTTAGAGCAGTCGGTGAACCGGGATATCTATTTAGTACCTTTGTCTTATACATCTGTCGAGGATGGAGTAAAGAAGATTTTTGATGAAAAGAAAGGGAAAGATATGTCGTATTGATGACTGGGATAAGCCGGAAGCGGTGAAATGTAAGAGCTGGTCTCATCAGGAACGGTTATGTGATCTGAAAGAAAAGGTATCACTTCATAAAAAGGGTGATATCTATTACATCTCCCAGTTCACTCGTTCCAAGACTGGTACCAGCTTTTCAGAAATTAAACAGTCGGAGGAACTTGCATCATTCTTTGCAGAGAGAGCGTGTGAGTTTCTCCACCGCTTCATAGTAGGGGGATATGAAGGATGGTGTATAGTCACCACACCGCGACGGAGACACTACATTTTTCAACCTCTATCTGTACGAAAATTGCGGGGGCGGTGAAAATACCATTCTATGAGAATGCAATTCAGTGCCTAACTAAAGATAGATTGAATCCAGAATTCTTTCTTCTTCGTCCGATAAAGGAAAAGAAAATAATAGTGTATGATGACATATTAACAACTGGCAGCACACTGCTTGCCACCTATGAGCTTTTAAAGGATAGAGGGCAGCTTCTTTTTCTCGTAGGAATAAATAACAATTGATATGGGAAAGCAAGAGAAACCATTAACATTCAAGCAAGAGAAATTCTGTAAATACTACGTTGATACAGAAGGTAATGCTAGTGAAGCATATAGGATGTCTTATGATGCGTCAAAGATGAAACCTGAAACGATTTGGAGTGCTGCTAGCAGATTGTTAGCCAATAGCAAGGTTAGTGCAAGGATAAGTGAGATTAAGCAACAGAGGGCGAAAGAGACTGAAGTAGAGAGGAAAACGGTCGAGAAGGTATTAATGGATATTGTACTCGCTGATCCCGATGATTTACATTATGTAGACCCTGTTACCGGGAAAACAAAGATGAGAAGTCCGTCCCAACTTCCAAAGCGCGCCCGTAATGCGTTGAAGAAGATTCAGAATAATAGAGGAGTGGTTAATTATGAGTTCAACGGCAAGACAGAAGCCGCCCGGATTCTTGGTGCCTGGAATGGATGGGAAGCCGATAAGAATGTCAATATCAAAGGTGGAGACGGAAATAAAGTCGGTGAACTTCGTATCGGCTTTGAAGATAATGAGAATTCGGAAGAATAGAACAATTTGAACTGCAAAATCCGGTATTCACCCTACGGAGAAACCTTACTTTTAGAATAATATGGTTATAAATTATAAGAAGCTAAATCCTAACGGATTCTATCTATTGAAGTACTTGAATGATGAGACTATCCGTTTTATCATTCTCTATGGAGGTTCATCTTCCGGTAAATCGTATAGTGTGGCACAAACCATACTGATACAGACATTACAGGATGGTGAAAACACTCTTGTCATGCGTAAGGTAGGAGCTTCTATTCTCAAAACCATTTATGAAGATTATAAGGTCGCTGCGATCGGTCTTGGCATCTCCCATTTGTTCAAATTTCAACAGAATACTATTAAATGTCTGGTAAATGGTGCGAAGATAGATTTCTCCGGTCTTGACGATCCGGAGAAGATAAAAGGTATCTCTAACTATAAGCGAGTTCAGTTAGAGGAATGGTCAGAGTTCGAGCATCCGGATTTCAAGCAGCTACGTAAGCGTTTGCGTGGTAAGAAAGGGCAGCAGATTATTTGTACCTTTAACCCGATCAGTGAAAGCCATTGGATAAAGAAAGAGTTTATTGATAAAGATAAATGGCATGATGTACCGATGACTGTTACCATTGCCGGCAAAGAGTTGCCGGAAGAACTTACCAAGGTCAAATCCGTAAGAAAGAACGCACCCAGGCAAATACTTAATCTTCGTACTAAGCAAATCGAGGAACAGGCCCCTAATACAGTTATTATCCAATCTACCTATTTGAATAATTTTTGGGTTGTTGGTAGTCCTGACGGTACGTATGGTTTCTATGATGAGCAATGTGTTGCCGACTTTGAGTATGATAGAGTTCACGATCCGGACTATTACAATGTGTACGCATTGGGAGAATGGGGTGTCATTCGTACCGGTAGTGAGTTCTTCGGTTCCTTCAATCGTGGCAAACATTCCGGTGAGCATAAGTATGTTCCGGACTTACCTATTCATATCTCTGTCGATAACAACGTGCTTCCGTATATCAGCGTATCATATTGGCAGGTCGATTTCACAACTGGTACCAAGGTTTGGCAATTCCATGAAACGTGTGCTGAAAGCCCCAACAATACAGTAAAGAAAGCTTCCAAACTTGTTGCAAAGTATCTGAAATCTATCCAATATTCTGATAGGTTATATGTACATGGTGATGCATCAACGAAAGCGGCAAACAGCATTGACGATGAGAAGCGTTCCTGGATGGACTTATTCATAGATACATTGCAGAAAGAAGGATTCGAGATTGAAGATAAGGTAGGCAACAAGAATCCGAGTGTTGCCATGACCGGTGAGTTTATCAATGCTATCTTTGATTGTACTGTTCCCGGTATAGAGATACACATTGACGAATCATGTTCGGTATCTATTGAGGACTACATGAGCGTACAGAAAGATGCTAACGGTGCCATTCTTAAAACTAAGGTCAAGAATAAAACTACCTTGCAGACTTATGAGGAGCACGGACACCTGTCTGATACGTTCCGATATGTCGTTGTGGATTTGTGTAGTGAGCAGTATATAGAGTTTAGTAACCGGCGAAAAAGAAACTTGTATGCTTGTAATGGCACTATTAATTTCTTCAATCCAGATACCGAATGTAAATACACTAAGAAGATTCTATATGTGATGCCGAATGTTAATGGGAAATTTGTCCTTATACAAGCGTTTAGATGTGGAAATAAATGGCATGTTGTTGATGTCGTATTTATGGATACTACTTCAACAGAAGATATACGTTCTTCTATTTTGTCCCATGAATCTGATTCATGTGTAATTGAATGTACAGATGCTTATTTCCCTTTTATCCGGGAACTCCGTTCTAGTACAAACAAGGAGATTCGTGTAATGAAAGAGTTTCCGGATGTAGATAAGCGTATTGCTGCAACATCTGATTATGTGAAAAATAGTATTCTTTTTTCTGCATCAAAAGTAGAATCTGATACGGAATATGTTGCCTTCATGAATAATCTGATGGACTATAATAAAGATAGTGAAACAAAAGAGGCCAGTGCTGTTTTGAGTGGGCTAGTACAGTTCGTTGTAAAATTAGGTTTGAATTGAATTGCGTTATATGTGATTGAAAATAAGGATGTTGTATTGTTGATATTATGTTTTCGTAATTTCAAGATTTTAGTGTTTTGGAAAACGGTTTTCCTTTTTACTTAGTTTTGCTCAAAAAGGAACCCAATGAATATTTTTTTTGATAATCTATTTGGAAAGAAATCTAAGACTAAAGGTGAAGTTGAAATAGTTACTTCATCTGAAAATAAGGATATAGATACTCAAAGTGGCAAGGCTGAAAAATGGTCAGTTGCATACATTGAGGACCTTACTAGTCCTATTGTAGCGGGCAGTAACTATCTAACGCTATTCAGTACGATACCTGAAGTCTTTTTCCCGATCGATTATATTGCATCGCGAATTGCAGGTGCTAATTTTCAATTGAAGAAAACTAAGGATGACAGTATAGTATGGGCGAATAAACGAATGAATGGCATACTTAGTCGTCCTAATTGTTTGATGCGTTGGAAAGAATTGATTTATCAGCACCATATTTATAAATTGTGTACAGGGAATAGCTTTATTCGTGCCGCTATGCCTGATGTCTTTTCTACAGCTGAAAAATGGAGATATTGCGATAATTATTGGGTGCTACCTTCTGATAAGACTATTGTAGAACCTGTTTACGGGAATATACCATTGTTTGGCATTGCCCAAACAGAAGATATTATTCGTAGCTATCGTTTGGAGTATGGTTGGAATGGTAGTTTGGAAATTCCTCCATACCAAATATGGCATGATAGAGACGGAAGTGCAGAGTTCTATTCAGGGGCTATGTTCTTGAAGTCCAAAAGTCGTCTTGCTTCCCAAAATAAGCCAATGTCAAATCTAATAGCTGTATATGAAGCTAGAAATGTGATTTATGTAAAGCGGGGTGGATTGGGCTTTATTGTAAGTAAGAAAACTGATGCTACCGGTTCAATAGCGTTGACTGACGATGAAAAGGAACAGCTTTTGAAGCAAAATTTTGAGAAGTATGGTGTAAGGAAGGGCCAGGTACCTTATGGTATTTCAGATGCAGACATTGACTTTGTTCGTACTAATCTTTCTATTGCAGAGTTACAGCCGTTTGAAGA